CAATTAGGAGATTCCGCGATTTCGTTCATTGCCGGCATGAGTTTCTCGAAGTCTGGGTAGTTTGAAGCATCCATCTTTCGTTCCATCACTGCGAGCTTGACATTCATATTGCTGATATGAGCATCGCGTTCCTGCAAAGCCTTATCATGTTCCGTCTTGAGTTCTTTGGTCCATTCTTGTCGAAGTGGATCAAACGCCTTTACGCCTTGTGTCTGCAAGGACTTCATAAATTCCTCGGGGCTGATTTCTTGTCGCGTGGCTTCCGTAAATGCCCTGGAAAGTGTTTCGATTTGTTTCTTCAGCTCCGCCTCGTACTGCGTGCGGCGGGTGAATTCACTTCGAAGGTTCCCATAGTTTTTATTTACTGATTCCAACTGCGAAACAAGTGAGTCGTAGCTTGTCCGTGGATCAAATGTTGGTGCCGCCGGGGTCGTAGTGCTGCCGGTGGTAGAATTATCTACGTCCGTCGTTCCAACTGCATCTGGTTGAGTGGTAGTCTGCTCGGCGTTGTCGGTGATTTCCGGTGCCGATTGATTGTTACCTTCTTCCATTTTGTGTCTCCTTAAAGACTTGTCTGACCTTAATGGGCAGGGTCTTTGAAAGGTTATTGCTTATCAACGAGAGGCACGTCGTTGTTTAATATGCGTGCCGAGTTCTCTCCAAGCAAGATAAATTGTTTCAATACGTCGATTGCCTTCTGTACGCCTTGTGCGCGAATACGCTCTTTTCGGGCTTCTTCGTCGTCACCTTTTAACCACATTTGTTTCTTGTCTTCAACAATCGCATCAAGAGCATCTTTATACATCTTGAAACCCGGATGCTGACAAAATTGCTTGATGATTAAACCGGCCTGAACGTCGTTGCTCAACCGCCCCAATTGGGCATCGGATAGTTCTGACATCTTAAGCTCCTTTTGGTTGGGCCGGAGCGGACGTACCGTTGTTCTCCACTTGGCCAAGTATAGCGTTTTGTTCGGGGTTCACAGGATTGCCCTGTAATGCGCCGAGTTTATTGGCAACCGCCGCGATGTTAATTTCGTTCGGATCAAAACCCATAAGCTTAACGATTTTATCGAGAATGCTTTCGATGCTTTCCGGTTGTAAGTACGGGCCGAACGTTCCGAATATAGTTGTGAGCTGATTGATCTTTCCTTCGGTTCCAATCATGTCGCTCAAGCCCACCATTTTGAAGCGGATGTCAACAAAAAGGTCTTCCACTCGCTCGATTTGGGCCGGTATAACGTTTTGAATCGGCGCACCAGTGATCGGATCAATCTCTTCGGTGATAACCGGTTTAAAAAGGAAGCCATATGCGTCTTGAAGCTGTTGATCGCTGTCAATAAACTGTTTATTTAACGCATTAACGAGCTTTAACACACGTTTAATTGCGAGTTCTTCAACGAGCTTGGTTCCAACCGCGTACTTCTCAAGAGCTTGCGAGATGATAAGCTGTGCGCCTTTAGCGGTACGACCGAGTTTGCCTGATTCTGGTGCCCCTTGGATTGAACGGGGGGCTGTGGCATTCTCGATATCGGCCTGGACGATGTTCGCTTCGTTGTACGCGGAGGCTGTAACGTCTCCCGTCTCAATTGGCATAACGCCATCCATTGTGTCGGTCAGAATGATACCGTTGGGTGTGGAAATGAGTGTGTCGAGATCGACATCCGCGAGGCTGTTAACCTTCCACATCCGGTTAAGAATTAAATTAATGTTGTCTATTCGCTGTCTTCGGAGAGTCCAGAGTTCATGGACGTTAGAAATGACCGGCTCGATAAGACCCATACCGAACCATTCCAAGGGAACAGGGAAAAAAACGCAACGAACGACGGGGCATTGTTGGTGATGGAACGGATTAGGGCGTGCAACGAGAAGCACCTCACGATTGGCCAATACGATCTGGACCTTTTCTTGGATTCCGTCGCCATCGAGGTCGTACTTGCCCCAAAATGTAACGACTTCCACCAAGTCTTTACCTGGGGGAGTGGAGAGGCCGCGAACCGAATAACGCTGTTGGCGAGATTCTGTAAATGTTTGGTTGTCTTGAATGATCTTATCGCTGTCCGTGTTAGCGAAAATAGGAAACTGGCCTTTGCCCATTGCTTTGATGTCAGACAGGCTCATCCAAGAGCGCACGAAAACACCGCGCGCGTCGTTCTCATTCCGGGATTCTGGGTCGGGGAACACGTCTAAAATGTCAAGCACTTCGATCTCTGGGCGGCGTTCGACAACCGCGTATTCGCGGGTTTCCTTCCAGGTTAAGTGATTCTCGTCAATCATCATACCAGCGCCTGTGGTGAGGGGCGCGCGGATAGGTTCACGTTTGGTGACCCATTCCCGCTTCACTTTCCAGTACACATGGAAGTAGGAGGTGCCATACATGAGCAATTGCTTCACAAAATCAACGAACTTAACCATAAATTCGGCTTGGTTCAATTGAAAGGTTAAAAGGGTTCGGATACCATCAGCGAACGATTGGTCGGCTGGGTCTACGGGAATGATGTCAAAGAACTCGTCTCCGTTACCGAAGAGGCTGTTAACAATCTTTGGCGTAGCCGCTTCGATGATTTGGAATACAATAGGAACCGTGACGGTGGAACGTGTGGAGGTTTTGCGTTTCTCTTGGGTAGAGAAATACATCCGATAGACTTCTTCCCACATGTTTTCGTACGGTTCGCGCCATGTTTCCCACGTCTCGAACATTCCTGACAGATCCTCGACGACTTTGCGTTCCCGGTCAATACCGTCGTTGCCCGGAGCAACTTGTACTGGGCTGGGAATGGTAGGAGCCGTCTGGCCCTCGACGGGCTCTGGCGTGGACGGGTTCATTTCGTTTTCATTTGCCATAAATTAGTATCCTGTAATTGGGTCATATGTTTCGGCACGGGAGCTTATTCGTTTTTTCTTCTTGCCGCGCGCCGCACCTTGATGGTTTAAATATAAACCCTGCATCGGTTTGCTGAACGCGTACCGTAAAGCGTCCATACAATGGTTGTTCTTGTCCACCGTCTTGTCGTTGTTAAAGCCGTTGGCGTCGGGAGCAGCATAATGGTACGAACCTATTTCTTCCAGCGTGTGTGGCGTCTTGCCCCGGAAGAATTTAATCCGCCCTTCTTGCAGCAAACCCCGCAGACGCACGATGCCGGTGTCTTTTGTCTTGTCGGCGGGCTTGACATTGCGGTTGCCATAGAACTGGTTCAGTTCCATTATCAACTGTGCAGCTTGCGTGTCAGCCAATACGTACGACAGGTTCTCGTTATTGAGATGTATCGAAATAGTTTTAAGCAGAGTCTCGCTCGCGTAAAACTCTTTGTACACATAAAAAATCTTGTCTACTGGATCGAGGGTGATTGATAGTATTGCATTTGGGTTAGATTTTCCAAAATCCAGGCCACCGAAACGCAACCAGCTATCAGGTATGACAAAAGGATCAACGATATGAATATCTTCATCAAACTCCGGATATACCAGACCTTCCAGTCGTGTGAATGCACCGCGATACCGCCTGTCGAAGACTGCCTTCGGCAGTTCTTTCTGCATCCTCTCGAATTCATCTTTCGGAAACTTGGGGTTGCCAATAGAAGGCCACGAGACAACCTCAATCTCCGGCGACCGGTCGGGATGCTCTTTCTTTACACACTCGCCGTTGTCGTCGTAGTTGTAAACAATACGGGCTTTGTTCAGAATTTCTTTCTGGAACCAATTAACAGCGTAGGGCGTGGACGTGAGGATACAACGCCCGCGGTCGACCGACAGTCGTCCCTGGATGTTCGTCCATGCTTCCGCTTTAACTTTTCCGCACTCATCAATCCACGCGGCCTTAACTGTCATACCCTCGATAGAATCGGGGTCGTCGAGCGAACGCACGAATATCTTGCACGGCTCTTCCGAGTTGGGATGGTTCCACGCCAATTCGAAATACTTCTTCTGCTCTTTCCATTCCCCCCAGTCTTTCGGGAAGAATTCTTTGAACTTTGGTAAGGTGGATTGCTCGAGTATTGGGTTGGTCGGGGCGCATATTAGATAGTCGCCATATTGACCGTTTTTGTAAGCATCCTGAATCTGTTGCAAGAGCCATAGGGCTCCGACGAACGTCTTACCGCCGCGGATACCGGCTATACAGCCGATGAATCGCGCGTTTGATTCAAAAACTTGATCTTGCGCCGGATGCAGGTTTACTTCCATAAACTGCTCCTATCGCGTTGTTTGCGTTTCGGCTTCCGCGTGCCGTGCTTTTTGTGATTCCTCTTGTTCTCGACCCGATGCGGCGGACAGCAGCTACAACTCAGTTCCAATCGTTTCAACCGATTATACACCGTCGGGTTGTCGGTGTTGGTTATGTTCTCTTTACGTAAGTCCACCTTAAAGCCCCTCCGGCGGTTTGTTTAAAGACAGTAGGCGCGCATACGGGGTAAAAAAATTCTGGGCAATTCACAGGGTGCCCACAACTGTTCGGCGTGGCTTCCCCTCGTCTTGGGCAACCTATCGCGCATGGTCTTGCACAACTACGCCCGCCGGATTCGAACCGGCTATGTCCGCCAAAATGTTCGGGGGCCTGGTTGGCGGGGTGCCCCACGTGCCATCCCCGTTCTCATTCCTTGTCGGGTAAACTCCGAGAATCTCTAGTAAGAGGATCGCGCTGGCTTTCGTTCTTTCTTGGGCTGTCCGTAACGTAGAAGCGCTTCTTTCGCCTTGGAGGCCTTGTCGGAAAGCTTACGTTTTTTGGAATGTTTTTCGTCGAGCGGCATTTGCGACTCCTCTTCATATATAAATTTAACGCGCCACGCCTTTAAACTTCTCGTAGGTTCGCAGCGTGCCCATCCCCAGTAGGCCAAGGAGGAGCGACATCATTTCTCCGGTTTGAAGCTCGGGGAGCTTCGTGGCCACCCCGGCGACCGTGACCGCCCAGTCGAGGACGGGCTTTAAAATGAACGCCCAGGCGCACCCTATCCCACACACCCACCCTACAAAGGGTCGCCAGCCCGAGACAAAGACCGACGCGGATTTGGCCTCTTCTTTATTTATTTCAATCTGGCCCTGATCCTGTGCCGCGAATAGCTTGACTAAATTGGTTTCGTTTTCCGCCAGCTTGAGTTGGATTTCGAGCTTGGCCTTCTCCCGCTCCGCCGTGTTCGGGATGACTTTATCGAGGACCGACCCCACCATCGGGAGCAGCGCGGTTATTAAAGGTAGCATAGTTTTTTCTCCTTGACCCGGGCAACACGTGCCAATCCACGTTGGCGTGCTAACAGACCACTCCTACATCCCCCTCACCCCCTCGTCCCTACCCTCCCCCATCTAAACGAGAAAGGGGAAGCTTACGTTGACTACGTGGTTAACGAGGTGTCGAGGATGCGATTAAAAATAAAAAATCTAAGTGTGACGTATTACCCACAGCACTATTGCTGGTCCATTTCCTCGTTTAAGACGTTCTTTTGGTCCACCGATAGATCGGAAACGTCGATTATGTCTGAAACGCCGTTAATCGGTTTATTACGATTAATGACTAAAAACGATATTTGGGGTTTATCGGCCTTGGCTTCCGGCGTTATATCAGCGACAAACTTACGAACGGCCAACCATTCTTTCAACGTTAATTCCTTCTTCTCGGCTAACGGCAATCCCATTACTTGACGGAGATCCGCTTGAAGGCGGGCGCGCGAAGTAATGTCTAAATCGCTTAACTCCTCAATTCTACGTTTTAACGTTTTAAACAATTGATAAGGCGACGACTGGTTTTTACCTTTATACCCGGCATTTTCGTAAGCTTTACGGACATCGCCGGTCGCGAGATAATGATTGATAAACAACCAGTTTTGCTCGGTTAACGCTTCAAGCGCTTTACCGGTTTCATCGGGCTTTTCGTCACTTGATTTAATCGGTTCTATTTCCATGTTTATGTCTTCTCCGGTTGTGGCTCGCGCTTCGCTTGCTCGCCCGTGTTACTTGCCAAGGTTAAAGGATTGATTAACAACGGTTTTCGGACAATTTGTTTAATATAAAAAGTAAAATATAAAACACGTGTTGCCGTCTCCTTTTTTCTTCCCTTGTTTACCCGGTTGCTCGTGTCACCACGAAACCAAGAATGCGCTTCCTTTCTCCGATTATCCGAAGAACCTAAAAGCGAACGTTAGGCGAGATGGGCGGGCGTGCGTTCAAACCAGTGCTTCTGATGCTTGGCCTTTCGGTTGTAGGTTTTACGTTGTACGCCTCACTTATATAGCCGATATGGGGCCTTTTGTTGACACGTGAAAACAACTTTTTTAGAAATAGTTTGAAAACCATTGATAATCAGCGGAAATATTTTATAAAATAACCCTTGACAAGCGGGCAAATCCTGGGTATACTTAAAACGTAGGACGGAAGCAAAATTGAAGTAGAGGAGCGGCGATATGACTAGCAGCTATACATACGCAATTTCACAAGATAGCAACGGTAACTATGTTTGGGTTAAAGTCAAACGAACGCACAAGGGGGCGTGACATGACACGATACGACATCCACACGAGAAATAAGGATCAAAAATGGATACAAGAGCTTTTAGGCATCGGTTTTGATGGCTTTACCATAGTTAAAGGCGATGGCTATTGGGCTGATTCGACTGAAAAATCCTTGGTCATCACGATCTATACGGAAAACAGGCGACTGATCCGGACAATGGCCGAGTGCATCAAGAGTCACACCGGTCAAGATGACATTCTCGTGACAGAAACGGACTGCAAATTGGTGCTGGTGTAATATGGATGCGTTAATCGGTTTGATCGTGGTTCACATATTGGTTTATTATATATACTTAAGATAGGGGGCAATCATGTGGGAGGTATGGGTAAAGAATGACGACGGACAAATGGTAAACTACGCGGCGTTTTCCCGGCTCGATAAGGCGTGGGAAGCACTACACACGCTTTTGAGTCACGGGTATGTGGCCGAAGTAAGACTTAATCCGAAATAAAAATGTACGTGGATTTGTTACAAAAAGGGGGCGGCATGAAAGAGCTATACGCGGTCTATATAGGCCACCAGTCGACCGGAAATGGGGGCGGGTTCGATCTTTTCAATATTTATGACCCAGAGGGTCTAAACGAGCTTGACGGGTCCACGCGGGGCGTCGACACGGTTTTGAAATTAAAAATAAAAAAAGTCTTGACAAAAGATGGAATCCCTGTTAAGCTTGGTGTAGACACAAAAGGGAGGGTAACGACATGGAAACACTCGCGCTGGAAAAAGCACTAAACACCATCAAAACTTTGGCTTCAATCGCGGCCGTTTTAAATTTCGGAATCGTAGCCTTATGCCTCATAAACTATATCCAAAAGGGGAAATTCAATGACAATATCCACTCATAAAGGACTGGTTAGGACGGTACGGGGAAAAAAGCTGGCCTATCTGGTGTCGCTCGAAAAGGGTTACAAGGAAATGGGGTATCAGACAAGGTTGAATGGGCGCGAGAATGTGCTGGAAATTTACGAAGAAAACGCGGTGATACGACCAACGCTTGAAGAACAGGAAGCCGCGATTATAGAGAAGTGGGCCAACTAAGGGGGCGCTATGACAGAATGGGATGACTACGTGAGAGCCACGCGGCGTCGATTTGGTATAAAGACGCGCTTACGGGCACCAGAAGCACCAAGGGCGCGTGTGAAAACATACAACCTGGTAAAGATTGACGGGCCAATGAGACAAACCATCGCGTTTGGCATATTCGCGGATGACGCGGAGATTCTTAAACGTGTTGCGGTCAAGCGTCTGGAAAAACTTGCGGGGCCAAACGACGTTGGCGGAGCTATGTTTGAAATCACGGAAATTAAAACGGAATTATCCGAATAGGGGGATTTATGGCTTGCCTAGAGTTGGTTTGTGCGGCGTGCGAATGGCATGATATGAGCAATAAGATAATCGAAGCTTGCCCGAAATGCGGTACAAAAGTGCGGGCGTTTTTCGACGAAATTGAAACAGGGGGATGCGATGATAACAATAACGATTGACGAATATGTAAATGGTTTTGGCGTGCGGGTTCACGAGAAGTACGACGGGTACGCGATCAACGAGTTTCACGAAGAGAAGATTGACGCACTTAAAGCGGTTAACACTTACATTAACACGGAATTGATTAAGGATTTAAAACGGAGGCAACAAAATGCGTTGTAACTTATGCTTGGAATTCTTGTGTGATGCAGCATCTAGGCACACCGACGAACTATATTTAAAGAATATTAACGGGCGGGATTATTTGGTTTGTGAGTATCATTTAAACGGGGGAACCAATGAAAAATCAAACAGTCGCGATGTTGTCACGGGAGTATGAAGAGATCTTGCGTGGTTTAGTCGGCGATTATTGTCTGGTAAAGAAAAACAACCCGTATGCGGAATTCCCGACGTTTGCGGGTGCGATTTGGCGGTATTCCATGTTGGTTGAAATGTACGCGACATTGCGGGGCAGGTTCAAAGATATGTATTTGGAGGGATGATATGAAGCTTCCGGCGTTGGTGTTTCAAATTGGACAGCTCCGCAAGGAGTTCGAAGCGAGCGAGGAAGTCGGGTTTTTACTGCTAACTAAATTGCTTGTGGACTACATCGATCACCCGGACGTCGTGAAGGCGGTTGATGATGCTATAGTGGGAGGTAAACCATGATAGTAACGATTAAAGAAGTAGGGAAGTGCCGCAACGGAGCGTTTGGCAACTTTGTTTTGCGGCGGTCGGGCGACGCTCTTATAACGATATCACGCAAGCGCAACCCGGATATGGCGGAATATGCCGCTACGTTGTTACATGAAATCCTTCATCTATGGGTGACGTTATTACGGCTTAAAGGTTTTCGTGTGAAAGACCGCAAAGAACACCGTTTTATTTACGCGGTTGAAGACGTGGTGATCGCGATGGTTCGAAAGCACATGAAGAAAGCCAAAAAGGAGGGGTGATAATATGGCGAGGGTGACCAGTCTAAATATAGACACGTGGGATGGGCGCTTTATCGTGTCGGCCGAATTTCCAACGTTTACGGAAATTCCGCGGACACCGTTCGAAAAATATCAGGATGCGCTGAATGAACTTATAAAGATTGCGAAACGGGAGGCGATGAGATATGAACTTGGCAATGGTGATCGTTTTACTAGGTAACCTGTCTCTAACGAGTTATAGAAGCGTGCCCGAGCAGACGGATGATTCACCGTTTCACACGGCAATCGGTGAGCGTGTGACGGTTCGCGGGTGTGCGGTCAGTCGCGACCTGCTCAAGAGATGGGGCGGTCCATTGGACTATGGCGACTTGATATACATCGAGGGCGTGGGGTTTCGTTTTGTTAATGATTGCATGGCCGCGCGTCACAAGCAAGCGGTTGACATATGGGTTGAGAAGTATGAGGATGAGAAAGCGTTTGGTGTTCGTCGCGGGCGGGTGTACATTGTGCATCCAATAAAGAAATAGGGGGATAAATGGACAGCGCGTATAAACGTAAAATAAAAAAGTGTTCAGTGTGCGACGAGCGAACCTCGCATATCGTCGAAGATGACATTTTGATTTGTGAATCGTGCAATTGTACGGAGGTGATCCATGAGGACTAAGGGGCTTGTAAGTTGGCAAAAAACCAGGGTCGTAAAGACAAAGCCGCGTACCGGGGAACGTAGCGCCTATTGGGAATGGGCAATACGGCACAACTGGTCCGACGAGGACGGTGTGCGGGAATCCCCGCGGGCAAACCCCGATATCTTGGCCGAGGAGAACACAGAAGACAACCGAAGTGACCGGCTTTTAATGTGTCGCGCCATACGGGAAGCCAAGCTATCACAACGCGAAAAACTCGTTGTGAAAATGATTGGCTTACAAGGGCTTACAGAGGAAGAGACGGCCAGGCGGTTGAAGATTGCAATACCAACCGTGCATATGTATCTCACGCGGGCACGTAAAAAATGTTTAAAAATGTTTGTCAACAAAAAGGCCATATCGGGCTTATAAGTGACCAGTACATCAAAAAGGAGAAAACTACTATGGGAAAAAGACTTTTAAGCACAGGCGAAGGCGCGGTAAAACCGACACCGTCCGTCCGATTAACAGAGAAAGTGGGGTCGCGTTTTGTCGGGAAATACATCGGCACAAAAACGGTTCAGAAGGGTAAAAAGGCTCTCACGATCCACGATCTTGCAGCGATCGAAGGAGACGCCCTTATTACGGTTAAAGACGAAAAAGGCGGGTATAAAGAGGCCGACATCGAAGCGGGCGAAACAGTGGCTATGTTCGGTTCGTACATGATCGACCAAGCGCTAAAACAAGTTAAGCCGGGCGAAACCGTGGAATTCGTGTTTACCGGCGTTAAATCTTTGGCGAACGGGAACAAACTAAACGAGATCGATATCTCCATTATCGAGGATGAGGCTTAATATGGGTATTGCGAAGGCAGGAACGTTGACGGCGCTTCCCGCGCCGGTCATGATTACGACCCCGGGGCAAAGCGAAAATCCGTACGAAGCGAAAGACCGCCGCATCTTACGGCAGGGCATCTATCAAGCGGTTGTTCAGTCGCCCGGCATCACGGCGCTCCCGTTCAAAGATGAGGCGGAGTTTGTGGCGATTGTGAAGCGAATAGCCGAGACACTTGATTTGCCCGAAATCTTCGTTAGGCGGTCAATCT